TACTATGATCAGCATCTGTAAAAACATTTGAATCTGTCGCTGCTTCTACTGCTGCTCTAATTTCTGCATTTGTTTGATCAGCAGTTGCATTAGCTTCTATAGCGTTTAGCTTTGAATGATCTGCGTCAGTAAATACATTAGAGTCTGTTGCTGCTTCTACTGCTGTTCTTATCTCTGCGTTTGTCTGGTCAGCCGTTGCACCTGCTTCTATAGCGTTTAGTTTTGAATGATCAGCGTCAGTAAAGACGTTTGAATCACTAGCTGCTTCTACTGCTGTTCTTATCTCTGCGTTTGTTTGGTCTGCTGTAGCACCAGTTTCAATACTATCTAGCTTGATTCCATCGTTAGATACATCTCTACCATCAACTGTTCCTGACGTAACTATATTCTGAGATCCAAAGTTAGGACTTATCTTTGTTCCATCTATGGCTGCACTTGTGTTTACATCTGCGTTAACAAGTGTTCCGTCTTGGATCTGAGCAGAAGTAAATTGCTTTGTATCAACATAATTTTTAGTTGCTGCATCTTGTGCTGCTGTTGGGTCAGCAACGTTAGTTAGCTTTTGACTGTTAAGCTCAGGAAGACCTGTGGTTTCGTCAACAACAACTGTTCTGCTTTGATTATCTTTTAGCTCTTGGTCTATATATAAACTCTGTAAAGCACTTGTGTCTAAGTCGTTAGCGGTAAGGGTTGAACCGTCTGCATAATCGACAAGAGGTGAACCAAGTGATGAGTTTCTTCTTACTTCTACTCTTAAGTTTGCTGACGCTATACCTGTATTAAGTCGTATAAGTTTAGGAGATACGTTAGTTATTACTTGATATTGAGCCGATCCTGATCCTTGAGTGATCTTGTTGTAGTTGAGGAAAACCTCAATGTGCTCTTCTTTGATGTAAGGGAAGGTGAACTGAAAGTCAGTAGCACCCTGTGCTGACGAAGAATTTACTATGTACGATGCTGTGTAACTCATGGCTTAGTAATTGATTGACTCCTCGAATTCCCCAATTGTAGGGGCAACACCCCTAGATAGATCACTTACTGCTTGATTTTCTTTTTGTTGCTTCTGATATAGATACCCAATACTGTCTGTACCTTCGCTATTTCTGCTTAAGAATATCTCTTTTGCTTGCATTTTATATTCGTTAATAAGAGCGTTTATAAGAATAGGAGCAGTCTTTTGATTTATTTCTTGATCGTAGCTTTCAAACTTTTTGTATTCTGAACTTTGTATTAATCTTCGTAAAGCTTCGTGCATTGTTACGTTCCCATATTTTGCAATTCTTACTTCCTTAGTTCCTATTGTGATTAGTTCTTCTACTTCTCCTGAAGTTAACACTCTATTTTTTAAATTAAACATTCTTCTGTCCCAAATGTTGTAAGTATTACCTCGGCCTCTTAATCTTAAAAATTCTTCGTCAACAATATCTGTCGTCTTATATCTTTCTTTTGTTGCACCTAATGGACTTACCCATGCGTACAACATTTTCAACCAAGGTGTTTCTTTTGGAAATGCACTTACCCCTGGTACTGCGTTCATAAAGATAGGCTCACCTTTTGTTGGATGTAAAACCAAAGGTTGTGTGCTTGATAATCCTGGTGTTCTTAAGGCTAGTGTTTTTAAGAAGTTTAAGACTGGGCCAAAAGCTCCATCACTTTCGTCAATCCTTCTGGCGTAAGGATCTGCTGCAATACGAGCAGTATTCATAAACTGAGGATAAAAGCCTGCCAACCTGCTAGTGATATAGCGTTCTCCTATTGCTCTTGCACCTCGCTTTGTTCTTGCATCTCCATCAGCTATCTCAGAAATAACATCCATAAGATCACTCATGCCGCCTAATCCAACTTTTGTGAATTGACCAATACCCATATCTCTTGCTTGTTTGCCAATTAAAATTGCTGCCATTCCATACACATTTTCCCTCTGATCTTCGTCTAATCTTTCTGCGTTTTCTGTAAACACAGCAATAGAGGCAAAGACGTTAGCCAATTGATCGAACATTGTAATGTCGTAATAAGGCGACCAAGTGCTTGTAAAAGGAATTTTGAAACGAACGCTCCAAGGTTGCCATCCTCTTTCTCTTCTTTCTTTTTCTTCTAAGGGATCAAGTGTCATACCTGGGCCTGTAAATTCCATGTATCCACTCTTTTGCATCATTACACCCATTGATAAGGTCATCCATCCTGTCGCTACTTCTCCTATCGCTCTTGATCTAGTGAAATGATCTTCACTCTTTATGTCTCTCCAATAACTATCAACTAACATGTTCGGCCCTGGTGTCATTCTCATTGCTGATTTAACAAGGTTCGTTGGTGTCCTGTTGATTGGGTGAAGGATATAACCGACAAAAGGAATATTGGCGACACCTTCCCCTGCCCTGCCTGGAAGGTTCGTAACTTTGTGCATACTTTTCATTACTTGACTTGGCTCTGGTGACTCTTTTACCCAATTATTTGCTCTTTTTACAATGTCAGAAGCATCAACTAATCCTTCTTCTTGTGCTTTTCTTACTCCGTACTGAAAGGTTCTTGTCTCTGGCTTTACTTCTATATCATCTGTAAAGTTTACCCAGTCCATTGCTTTTTTAGCGTGAGCACCTTTTAGTCGTCCGTTCCTTATAACTTCTCCATTAGCAAGATCTATGTCTTGGAAGTGGGCTTTTAATATTGTATCTACTCTGGATTCTGCCCAATCCCATGCAGCCTCTGAACCAATTTCAAATCCCTTTTGATCTGCTTTAAATAGTTCTTGATCCATCAACCTTGCCCACTCAGTAGAAGGGCCAACCATTGCAGCCCAGAAAGTATCTAGCCCACCCATGATTCGACCAGGGACTGTTGTTGCTGCTCCTGTGTATCTCATTGCTAGAGCTAAAGGATTTTTATTGCCGTCTAAATGCCACTCTGTTCCGTCTGTCTGTTCTCTTAGTCGAGACTTCATTCCTTCTAATTCAAGTTGATCTACTACTCCTGCTTGTTTTATTCTTCCAGCTTCTTCTGTATAACCTCTTCCTAGGTTAACTAATACTTCATTCTGTCGCATTGAAGTCACCATCATTCGCACTGCGTAAGGTAAGTTCTGCCCGTACTGTTGATATAGTTTTACGTTTAACATTTGTCTCCTTTGCGATAATCTTGTTTGCTCAGGACTCATAGAAGTTAACGGATTAAGTTGTTGCATTCCTTCTCCTAATATCTGGTTAATAGGTAAAGTTAATGCCCTGTAACCACTTCCTGCAAATACCTTCATCCATGTTCTCATGGAGAAGAAGATCATATTCCTGTAAAGACTTTGTGCTACATTTTTCTTAAGTTGTCCTTTTGGAATACCTTCTAAAAGATCACTTGCTGGCTTTCTTGCTTTAGGATTGCTTGCGTATTCGTAGCTAATAACTGATAACATATCAAGCAATTCTCTTGTCTCTTGATCTATTTTTCCAGCTTTAATTTTATCGACAATTCTCTTAGGAATCTTAGAGCTAAAGCTTGAGCCTGGTTCTTTATCTTGAAGCGAGCTTTCTATCATCTGTCTTACAGATGTTTCAGATGTTCTTTCTGGTGCTGGTGCTGCATTTGAACCAATAGCCTTGTTAGCAGAGTCAATATCAAATATCGCAATTTGATCTCCTGCTGCTGGATTATCTATAAAGTCAGTTCCATACCTAATACCTGAATAACCTCTTTCTGCTAAATAGTCTTGTATTCCTTGTTGTTGCTGTGGTGATATTTCAAAACCATCTTTAGTTTTCTTAGTCTTACCAAGGCCAATATCTTGTATAAATCTGAGCATGTCCTTATTCCTTTCGACAAGATCAAGGATTCTTACGTCTTCAGGTATTCCACCAAAGACTTCAGTTTCACCAGGGGTTGTTTCTGTAGAAAAATAAGCAGCGTCACCTACTGCTCCTTTCTGTGGTGTTAAACCATTTTCGACACTAGAGGTTGCAGCCTTGTCAGTCGTAGAGAATTTAATTTGTACGCCTCTATTCATTGCAGGGTAGATAGCGTCTTCATGTGTAACTTGCCCAAGTCTTAGTATTTGACCTGACTTTCTAGTAACTTTTGTCCAAGCAGTATCAAGCTTGAACTGATCCTCCCATCTTGCTAATAATCTTTCTGCTGCTTTATTTTCAACTTCTGGAGTACCAGCACGAAGGTAATCAGTGTTTGCGACATTTAATTGCTCTAGGTTCCATTCCCTGTGAAATAACAATCCAGCAGTTGCGTACAACTCGTCTTGAGATTCAAAATCTCCTTTCCTTGCTCTTAAAATATTATTGAATGACGTTTCAGGATTAGCACCGTTATTAATAAATTCTCTGGCAGCTATGTCCATTAATTCTGCAACAGTGTAATCAGGCATATTCGTTACGTCAGCCCTATTTCCTAGCAATGCTCTCAGTGCTTCTTCTAAATTTTTATTCATTGATATAAGTTCTACGCTTTCTCTTGAGATGTAGTCAGTCTTTCCAGTCCGACTAATAAATCTACGAGTGTTTGATTTCATTGCTTCTTCTATAGACCCACCGTTCTCTATAAATTCACGTTGTCTTCTTGCTCCATCAACAATATCTTCAGGGTCTACTTCGTAGTCTGTCATTGGTTTTTGCATCCCTCTTCTTTTGGGAACTCCAAACACTTCTTTAGATTCTTTGTTAACTGCGTCATCAACTCCTCTGTAAGGAGAAGCATACTCACCCCTTACAATTTCTGTTTGAGCGTCAAAAAGTTCATCCCATGTCTTATATCTTTGACCGCCAAAGTATTTCTTAACTTCAAAAACAAGATCTTTTAATTTTTCAAGAGGTCTAGCCCAGTCAGGTACTTTTTTATCGGTAACGTAATCTGCTCTTACGTTATCCCACACCATAGAAGCGTAAGAAACAGCTTCTGTTAAGGGTATTTTTGTTGAGTCAAGCCAAGGTGCAGCCTTTCCAGCAATTTCTCTGATTTGCTTTTCGCCTTTTTTAAAAAGAAGGTACTCAGATTCTTTAAGGAATCTTCTATACATTCTGTGTGTCGCTTCATGTATAGCCGTAAGTTTCATTTGACTGAATGACCTTGGCTTTCCTCCAGAAGTCATTGCAAGCGTGACAATATCTTGTGTCGGATCTGAAAGATCCATTCTTCTAAATGATCCAGACAATGAAACTTTTTGTCCTATCTTTCCTGCGTAGCTAGGGTCTTTTGCTGCCTTAGATGCCGATACGATGTCATCTAAACTTTCGACAATTTCTATTCTTACTTCTCCACCACCGAATAGTTTTACAATTCTTCTTAGCTCATCTATCTGTTCAGGCGTAAGGTTAGGTCTTCGATTTATGTACTCATCACCAATACCGAATAACGCTGGCCCGTCTGCCATGTAGTCAGCATCAACTCCTTTAAAGTTTTGATCTGGAATAGTTACATCAAGTCCAGCAGTGTTGTCAGGTGAAGCACTTGCACTACCTGTTTGATCTTTTACTAATTGCTTTAACTTGGCATGAACGACAGTTCCATGTGCCTTAATTTCGTCAGGGCTGTATCCTTGCTTTTTAAGTTCCGCAATAATGCGATCTTCTCCTGCGGATTTCTGTTTCTTATTTCTAATAATGTATGCAACTTGATCTAGTTCAGATTCAAAAGTTAAAGCAGCCCCACCATAAGCAGGCTTCATCCTCTTTAATTCGTTAGGAAGTTCAAAGGCTCTAGCTATTCTTGCGTCTGACTGAGCAAGAGTTCTTAAAGTATTTCCAAGTGCTTGTGTAAGTTTTCCTTTTTGTGTATCTAAAGGTTTCTTCTGTATCTCTTGAGGATTAGTAGTTATCGGATTAGTTCTTGCTTTTAATTCGTTTTTGGCTGCAACTCTGTATCGGTCAAAACTTTTATAAACATCTTCTAAATAAAATCTTGTCATATTAACAAGTCCATCTTCACCTCTTTCTTCTAAGCTGAATATCTTTGTATCTAATAGATCCATTTGCTCGTCTATATCCCTAATCAAAGTTTGAATACTGTCAGGGTCTGTATCTTCAAGTCCTTTTGTTTTACTAAATACTTCGGCTAAGTTTTTACCTTTTGCAATTATTGGTGCATATTCTTCAGGAGGATTAGACATAAACTCTCTAAAGCCTTGAACACCAGGAGCCAGCTTTAAAGTTGGCTGTCCAGTCCTAGCAAGTTCAAGTGTTTCTTTAATTTGAGAATAGTTGTCGGCTACTACCTTTTTGGCTGTATTCTTTCCTTTAACCAATCCAACTAAGTCAGTAATTAAATCTGTTAACGGCCCAGATTGACCAGCTAATTTATTAAAAGCAGCTAAACTTTGTGTCGCTAATTCTCTTCTTGACTGGCTACCTTCTACTGTAATCTTATTACCAGCACCTTCTAATATGTTTGCAGTTGCTTCTGAAGAAGCAGGTCTAAGTGCAATTATTTCTTGGTTTAATAGTTTTACTATTTCAGTTCTGACATCTAATATTTGCTTTGCATTAGTTGATTTAAAAAAGTTTCCTAGCCCTGGAATTACACCAGCTTCTTCTTTTACGCTGGCATTAGCAGCCATTTGAATTGCTTGTTCAATCTTCTCAGCAGACCATTTACCTTTACCAGCAGTGACAGCGACATCGTTAATTATGTCTGGACTTATATCTAAAGAACCTAATGCTTTTGCTTTTGCTTCTGAAAGTGTTCCTTCCATTAGCTTTGTGAACAAGTTATCTGGTAAACGAGAGAAAGCGATTGCTTTGTTGACTGTGTTATCAGTTAGAACAATTCCTTGTGACGCTAAATCTTGAGGAGTAGAACCTGTGTTTCTTATAAAGCGAGCAGCATCGACAGCAGCAAGTTTGCTCTCTGCCATGTTTTGCAAAGCACCTTGGTTGCTTGCTTCCTTTGCAGTAGCAGCATCAAGGTATCGGACGACCATTTTTTCTCGTCCAAATCTTTTTGCAGCATCTAATCTGTTATGTCCATTGACGACATAAACCTTGTTTGCAGGGCCAATCTCTCCATTTACATCTCTCCAGACGCTGATAATTCCACTAAGAAATTCCTGATAGTTTTCTATATCTTTAAGTGAACCACTGACTCCACTTTTTTTAAGTTTTCCAGCAGCTTTTACTTGGAATACATCTGAGTTAACGCTTATTTCTTTTGTTGAAAGTTCAGTTACTTGATCAGGTGTAGCTTTCTGAACGGCTGGAACGACACCTTTATTGCTTAAGTCTTGGCTCTGGTCGGATGTAATCGTTTCATTTTCTATAACTTGAGAGCGAGATAGATCTTGATACGCCTCTTCTTGTTGTTTCTCGGCTACTTTTATTTCTTGGTCGTAATCTATTCTTTGTTGTTCTTCGTATCCACTAGCCCATAAAGGATCTTCAATCTGTTCTCTTAAAGGATAAGGTGAAGTATTTGTTCCATTTCTTCCTGTAATGCTTTTTGTTGGAAGGGGTTTAGTCTCGACAACTTCTTTGCTAGATGTTGCAGGATCTGAGTTCTTAACTGTTTCTTTTAATGACTTAGCTTTTTCTTTTAATGCTTTGGCTTTTTTAAGAAGATCAATTTGTCTAGTCCTTGTAAGCAGTTCTGCCAGCCTTTCTTTGTATACATTGTTAAATTCTCTTGTTATGCTTCTTCCTCCTTTCTTGATTCCAATTTTCCCTAGTCTTCCAAATGCCCCTCCGTATTCAAATCCAACTCCAGGGAAAGGGTCAGCTACAAAGTTAACTATGTCGTTTTTCAATCTTGCAATACTTGCTGGATCAGTAGGATTAACAGCTAACAGGCTTGCACCTGGTACTCCCATTGCATCAAGAGTGTTAGCCAAGTTCCCTTCATGTGGTTCTTGTAAAATATTTCCAGCTACTGCACTAGGAGCCGCACCTTCATAAGCACCTTTAACAACCCTCCATCCTCTTATATTCTTACGCTTCATACTGTCGGCAAGGTTCTTAGGGGCATTGATGATATTCCCTACCTTTTGATATTTTTTTAGCCTTTCAGATGCAGCAAGATACTCGTTAAATGATGCTGCACTTGTTGGTCTTGGTCTGATTTTGCTTTGAATACCTCTAGAAATTGCTCCTCCTCCTTTCCTGACTCCAATAGTCACACCAATAAAAGCAAGAAGATCTCCAGCGATGTGTTCTCCTTTACCTGTTGTTGGAACTTCTGGGATTGGCTTATCAAAAAATAAGAAGTTGTGATCTGGCTTGTCTACTGACGTTGTTTCTCCATGTGCCCACCATTTTGGTTGATCAAGTCCAAGATTTTTGTAACCAAGAATATGTTCGTATTCTGAAGGGTGATCTTTTTTTCCTCTTATCTCATCAATAATTCTGTCGTTTCCTTCTTGTAGTGTTGTTCTTACAAACTGCGAACCTGCTCTTGTCATCCATCCAAAGGGGCCTTCATTCTCTAATGCACTTTCAAATCCTTTAACTACACCTGTGTTTTCAACTCCAACAAAACCTCCTGTCATGTCAGAAGATTCTTTTTCAGTCTCTATCTTTTGAGGTGTTTCTTTATCTGGTAGGACATAAACCTTACGCTCTTCCCCTGTCTCTTCATCCGTAATTGTCTGAAAGGGCATGACCTACTCTCTTTTTGCTTTTCATTATAGGCTGTTTAGTTGCTCAAGCTTTTGTTTAGTTGCTTCATCTATCGGTACTCCATGTTTTTTAAATTCTAAAATCAAAAAAGTTCCTAATGGTCTGTCTGCTTTTTCTAAAACTCTTCTCAACTTTTTATTAATATTGCCGTTCCAAGCATCATCTGCAATCGTTTCTAAAAGAGATAATTCAAACATTGGTTGAGGGCCATCTATATGTGTTTGAAGTATTCCTCTTTCTCTTGGCATGTTGCTGTTTAAATTAGCAAGATCTTCTAATTCATCAAAAGAATCTTCTGAACTGCCTTCAATAACTGCTCCTTTAGTTTGATCCCAAGGCTGTTCTGCTTCGTAAACTAATCCTATACTTTTCATCGTAATTGCATCACTTATTTCTTTTTTAATATCTGCTTCTGATTTTTCATCTTCGATGCCTTTGCTAACTATTCTTTCAACTATTTCGTTTGCCTTTATTTCTGCCTGTGTGTATAAATTAAGTTCTTGTTCTGTACTTGTTCCATCATAAGAGAGAGGACTAGAAGCATACTTATTCCATTGTTGTTTATATTTTTTCATGTGGTTGTTTTCTAGGTGCGTATAAAATCTTTTTTCGTAATTGCCTGCTAACTTTGCAACTTTTAACTCCAGATCTGTCGCCCATTTCATAGCATCTGGTCTTCCGTAGTAATCATTCTTGAACTTATTTATTTTACTTAGCATTAAAGATGCGGATCTTTGACCTTTATCCCCTTCTTTGCTTGCATTAACTATGTGCTTAGTAATATTAGCTTTGCTTTTTTCGATTTCATGGTCGTCAACCTTGGAAAATTTATTAAAAGCTGTTCTAATAAAAGCTATTTTACTGTAAGTAACAACTTCATTTTCTCCGCTAGCTAATCCATCGGCAGAGATTTTATCTATTAGATCGTCAACTTTTTGTGCTGCATCTTTATACCCACCCTCTTCATTAAGTAACGACAAAATACTGTCACCGTTTGCATCTTTTTCTGCAAATTTTTCTAAAGATGCCCTTTCACCATTAAAGATTTCTGCGTTCTCTGCCTTCTTATCAGCATCAAATATCTGAGCTTTAACAGTATCAATAAATGTATCTAGCCAAGGCTGCCCACCTTTTGAATTTACCCATGAAAGATTTTCATTACGAGTTCGGGTGATAGTACCATCCTTATTAATTACTTCTGTGTACCTATCTTTTTCAGGGCCAATCATTAAACCATTGATAACTTTCTCAAGAACATCTGTGTTATACGACTTGTTGCTTGTAGCAAAATATCTAAACAAAGAAGTAGGAAGTCCAAGTTCTAATTGTTCTCTTTGTTTCTCTGTTAACCCTGGCAATTTAATTCTTGGATCATCTAATAATCCTTGTAAAACAGGAATACTTCGTTCAACTGCTGCTTCTCCGTTTTCAGCTAAATCTTGTCCTATGTTGTCAATAGTTTGTGTCCTAACAATACCGTATTCGTTAATAGTGTAATTAGCGTAAGCCTTGTCTTGTCTTGCTTTATCTTGAGCAATACTATTAACAAGAAAGTTTTTCGACTCGTTATGTTCTCTGCCTGACAAATCTATATCTCCATAGATATTATCTTTTTGCCATTGGATGTATTCATTACTGCTTGAACTAAATGACTCTAGGGGTTGATCCCCTACCATCGCACCAGTCGCTAAGTTAGAAAGATTAGAAGCATTTCTAATAACTTGTTGCTTCTTAACTTCAGATTCAATATGTCTCTTTAATCTTCCGTCACCCTGTAGTTGGGTAATAATTTTTTCAGCACCAGTTCTTTCTTTAATATCATTCTCAGGATTGTTTGCGATATTAATCATTTCTTTACCGATAGAAGCTAAAGTCTCTTCTGGAGTGCGACCTGTCTTAGCTGTTTGATCAACAATTGCAGCAGCTTCTAGCTTTAGTTCTTCGTTAACATCTTTCTGATAACCAAGGTAAGAGTTAACAGCGTTTTGTAAGTTTGTATTTAAAGAACCTAGTGACTGAGATAAATTTTGTAAATTTGTAATCTCTGCTGGTTCAGGAAGTCTTGCGAGTTCACCTAACTGAACAGCCCCAGGTGCATTAGGTCTACTTGTTCTTACGAAAGAATCGACAGGTGCAGCTTGAGGACTAAGACTAGGTGCTTGAATTTCTAATCCTTTAAGAGGAGTAGCAACAGAGCCAGTAGCTTCATCGCTGTAAGCTCTCTTCTGAGATTGAAGA